TCAACTTCGTAACGAGTTGAGACCTTCTTCCAGATCCCACCTTTCTCAGCAAGTTCAAGAAGACCATAGTATTTGTCCAGACCACGCTTGTCATAATATAAACGTGTAGAAATTTGTTCGCTTTCTTTGCTTATACGCGACTTAATAACCTTTGCCTTGATAATGTTTCCGACTCTTTCTGTTCCTTCTTTTTCTTGAGATTTAGATAGGTATATGATAGTAGTGGCAGCATACTTGAGACCGCTACCACCGCCCATCTCCTTTGTGGGCATGTAAGATCCGATAACATCATAGGTGTGGTTCAAAACAATTAGTGGGACTTTGGCAATACTGAGTTTCTGTGTTAGAACTCTGAATGCACCTTTTACAAGTTGTGCCTTAGACATGTCACGAACTGACTTACCATCCGCTATATCTTTGGTTTCTTTTTCCGTAGAAAGATTTCCTAAAGAATCAAGAACCATGAGCATTGGTTGTCGTTTTTCTTCTTCCTGACTATTATACTTGTCTAGTATTTTATATGCAACATTTCTGAAGTCTTCTACAGTCAAGCAGTCGATTGTTAGAAACTGTTTTCCTGTGGGATCCATTCCCCTCTTCTCTAGTAATTCTTTTGTTATAGCACCCTCTGTGTCAAAATATACAACTCCTCCTTTAGGATTTTCTTTCATAAAATTATTACAGATAGAAAGGGCAAAAAAAGTTTTACCCGTTGCTTCTGCTCCTGCAATAGCAGTAATTTTATTGTCAGATACACCTCCAAAGATGGATGTGCTACAGAGTGCATTGAAGATATAGGAACCAGTATCTAGAAATGAATGTGATTCTTCCAGATTCTTGGACAACTTTGCGGTGTCCTTTCCTATATCTTTGATTACATCATCAAAAAAATTCATCAAATTACCATTCCATAGGTTTCTCGCAGGATCTTTTTGTAAGGACCACCGGGATGTGCATCCCTAGTTTCCTTTACTAACTTCAATTTTTCATATAGGGATGAATCCCCACCAAGTGTCAACGCTTTGACAATAGTTTCTAGTTCTTTGTCGTTAATTGGTAAATCCAAAATAAAATGTCCTGATTTTAAAAGTATAGCACTAAATGAAGAAAGATTCAAGTGTTGCAGTTTTTTCAAGTGACCACCCAATAGCATCCAGTATCGCCCGAACAGGTTCGATAAAAGATTTATTGAATTGTAAATCGTAATCGATATATTTTTGTAATCCTAACTCAGTGGGAAATTGATTGATAAACGAAATAACATTTTCATGAATCGGATTAGGTTTCTTGAGGTAAACAAACTTTATTTTTTCGCCATTGTTTATCATATTATACTTATTATCTAGTTTATTTTTCTTTATATGATGATTGAAAAGTAAAGATCCTCTAGAGTGAATAGGAGTTCCTTTGGTGTATATGCCACTTGAACTTTGATACTTCGTTACATTAGAAACCGATCTAGGAAATGCAATCTCCTCTGCAGGCAACTTCTTGAAGTCTACTCTTGCTTTTTCTACAAAGTCTATAATATCTTGTTCGGTCTGTGTTAGTATAACTTTCAATGCATCTCTAATAAGAGTTCTACATGGTGCAGGTGTAGATGATTTGACTGCTTCAATACCCATCATCTTGAGTTTTGGTTCTGCAAATCTTACACCTTCTATATCCCATGCATTCAAAATATATCTTTTCTTTGCTGTCCATATACCTCTCTCTGCTATTGTCTCACGCTTCATAAACATCTTCTGTTCGTAAGCATTTACATACGTGGCCAACGCTTCGTAAGAACTCGAAATATACTTTTCAAGTTCCACATCACAGATCTTATCAAGGAACGAGACAATGCCTTCAGTAATTTTTTCTCTCCCTTTGTATACAGTTTCGACCAGAGGACCCATATGCAAATAGATAGAGTCAGTATCACTAGCAATGACATAATCAACCTCCTTAGTTTTTAGTATTTTATTAATGTAGATGTTCATTTTGTTCTCTATCCAACGAATAGAGAACTGACCACCCAATGTGATTGCTTCAGCACATGCTAATTTGTAATAACGAAAGTAATTATTACCAATAGCACCATAAGCAGAGTTGAGTTGAATTTTTTTTGCCATCTGTATATTATTACAACGAGCAATCTCTTTTTCCAATTCCTTGGTAGGAGACTTCTCATACTCTTGCTTTGCCTTGAGCATCTTCTTTTTGAAGACGACTCTTTCACTGTATATTTTGTCCATTATTTTGGGTAAAAAACCCCTCTTTTTAGTGGTAAATACAGCACCATTTGGGCATACAGTGACGTCTTTGAGACCAGATAGGTCTACTTCTTCGTTCAATAACTTATCTACACTTACACCACGATATCTTTCATCCAATAAAGTCTCTGGTGAAATATTATATTGCATTATAAGATGAGGATATAGACTGTTCAAATCAAAAGACACAACCCAATCATACACACCCGGTTTTGGTTCCTTTACATATGCACCTGCATACCTATCTGCTTTATCTTCATCCTGTTTTGGTGGTATAACAATGTTCTTTTTCTTCAAGTCGTTGTAGATAATCATATCCCACATACGAACCTGATAGAATACGTCATTGAAGTTTACTTTAGCATCAAATGCCATGGTCACAGCAAGTTCAATCAACTTCATCTTCTCTTCAAGAGCGTCAACAAGTTTTACGTCAATGATGTTATATTCTACAAACTTCTGCCATCCATTTGTATAGAAATCTTTGAAGGTATCATGCTCTGAGTGGTCTAGTTTCTTCTGTCCAAGTTCTACAGATGCAATGTAGTCCAATCTGTATGATTCTTGTGCCTTATATGTGAACTTCTTGTACAGATCAAGGTAGTCTAGGACAGTAATGCCTGCAATATCATACTGTATGTGCCCTCTACCCTGTATAAAAATCTCTTCATGAGTCACTAAACCCCATGGAGATAGTTGTTTTGATGCTTTCTCACCTAGAATACGAGTGATTCTCTTTGCAAGATATGGTATATCGTATAATGTACAGTTCCATCCTGTAATAATCTCTGGTGTGTTCTGTTGCCAGTATGCAAGAAATCTTTGTAGCATGTCATACTCATCTACACACCTGATATATGTTACATCTTCATTTTTATTGTCAAAAGGACCAACACCAAAGGTAAGTATCTTCTTTGATGAGAAATCAAGTAATGATATGAGCAACATCTCTTCATCACATTTCTGTACGGAAGGGAATCCATTCTCAGACTTCACCTCGATATCAATCGTGACGAGTTTCATGTTGTTGAGATCAAACTTTATCTCATTCTCTGGATACTTATCTGAAATATACTGGTAAATGTATCTACGGTTGCCATAGATAGGAAACTTTTCTATATTTTCATGCGACCTTATAAATTCTCTGCAATCTCTTACATTTCCGGGTTTTACTTCACCAACATACTTCCCATCCAATGTTCTATACTTTGTTTTCTTCTTACTGGGGACAAACAAAGTGGGTTGAAAATCATCTCGTAGTGTAAATGACCTGCCATTCTCATACCCACGAACCAGAAAGTCGTTACCGACCATCTGAACGTTGGTGTAATATCTCATTTTACAGTGATGCTAGGTTTTGCTGTAAGTGTCTGATACTTATCAAGTTGATCCTTATCAGGTTGTACCATTGTTAGTATACTATCAGAGTGTATCATTAATTCTTTCTGTGTTGTAAAACTAGGCCACGATGTCAAGAAATTTTCACCATTTTCTTGCTTCAATTCGTATGGTTCTATCAATTTACAATCTGGTTCTCCTAATTCTGTACTAACTTCTTCTATTCGAGCAATAAGAACTAATTGATTCTTCAATAATAATATTTGTATCATGTCAAAGATAGGTTTCTTGAATTTAATTGTAGCATAGCATCCCTTATTTTGTCAATGTAACCACTATTTCTCAATTCTTTGAAAACTAGGTTCTCAAATCCATACTCTCCATAAGAATCTAGTGATGCCTGCCTTGCTGCCTTTAGTTTTTTCATTATAGCACGTAATCCTACACCATTATCACTATCAATCAACCTTTCTATCTTACTTTTGATATTATTTGTCTTCTTTTCTAGTTCTCTTTCGTCTAATTCACCCTCAAACTTCTGTGGTTCTTGTATAAACCTGTTTTTTAGTAGACTATAGACTCCTTGACTTTTTTTTCTAGTGATTCCGGGTCTCTCAATGTATGGTTCTGCCTGCACACCATAAATTTTGACATCATGAGTCAATTCCCACAAAGTTTTTTTGTCCATGTAGTAGTCATCTAACAATTCTGGGTCACAATCAGGCACATACTTAGGATTTACCACTAAATGCACGTCAATATCAGAATATTTGGTATAATTGTACCCTGCATTGCCTCCTAGCATCAAAATATCTACAATTCCTTCCTCTGGTATATCTGCATAGTCTGCAAATGCCTTTCCAAAGTCCATTAATTTCTCTCTGACTATGGATTTTAGACCAGATGGACCCCAAAATACTGGATTTAATTTATCTCTAAACTTCAAAGTCAGATCCTCGTTCAATCGACGAAGATCTGACGCTGAAATGTGTTTTCTTACCCTATTGAACACAACCTAATTGCCTTTTTAGGTATTTAGAGCCACTCCTTACGCTGTCTGTGCTCTGGAATGATTCTTTCTATATCAACAAGGAGTAATCCATCCTCAAAAATTACATTTTTTACTACCAAATCATCTGGTACTGCCCATGATCTAGTGAAAGATCTTTGTGCAAGACCCCGATGCATGTAATCAGTGCCCTCTTTCTCAATTTTCTTTCCTTCGATGATAAGTTTACCCTCCTGTGTGTAAACTTTTAGTTCATCTTTTTTGAACCCTGCTAGTGCTACCTCTAATTTATACTCATGGTTTGATACCTTTATAGTATTATAAGGTGGGTAGTTAGAATTTTTAAAATGTGAATCGAAATCGCTGATCCAATCGTCAAATCCGATCATGTTTCGTCTTATTTTATTGAGATATTCTTGTGTATCTCCAACTGTCAACGTGATTCCGTTGTCAAACATAGTGACCTCTTTAGCGTCTGTGAATAATGTCCCCGAAGGCGACA